AAGCTAAAGAACCTAAGACGGCTAAGTTTGCTCGTGGTGGTGGTGTTGAGCAACGCGGTAAGACTAAAGGACGGATCGTATAATGGCAGTCATAATTGCGGTTAAGCCTAAAGTCCCAGCAGAGCAAGCGGCACGTACCGCAGCTAAGAATGACCCTACGCCTGACGATAAAGCTATGGAAGAAATGCGTAAGGTAGCTGAAGAAGCAAGACTCCAGAAGCTGCTGGATGCAGGGCACAAGGGGGCTACTGGCGGTAATAGTATGGTTGCACCTAACGACTTTAAAAAACTACCAATGGGAGAAAGTTCACCCCAGAAAAAGGCTAAAGGCGGTACAGTTAAGTACGCTCGTGGTGGTGGCATTGAACAACGTGGTAAGACACGTGGTAAGATTGTTTAATGGCTAAGACTCCTGCGTGGCAACGCAAGGAGGGGAAGGCTGAGAGTGGTGGGCTTAATGCCAAGGGTAGGGCTTCATATAATGCAGCTAACCCCGGTAAGCCCGGGCTCAAAGCTCCCGCTCCACATCCAAAAACTAAGAAAGCGGCTGCTCGGCGCAAATCTTTTTGTGCCAGAATGAGCGGAATGCCTGGAGCAATGAAGGATGAGAAAGGAAAGCCAACACGCAAAGCGTTGTCATTAAAAGCATGGAATTGCTAGCCTGTACACACTGCAAATTAGATAAACCTGCAACAGCAGAGTTTTTTCCATTGCACAACAAAAAGCTTAATGGATTAGATAGCTGGTGCAGAACATGCCGCGCAACATACAGAAGTGCAAACTGTCGCGGCAGGCATAAGGCTGTTATTTCAGATCAGGCACTGGTAGAACTTAAAGAGTCAACAAAAGAATGCGTTATATGCGGCATGGAGGCTAAGTTGGTAGTTGACCATGACCATGTAACAGGTAAAATTCGAGGGATGCTGTGTAACCATTGCAATAGAGGCTTGGGGCATTTTAGGGACGACCCTGCTTTACTTGAGTTTGCAGCGCAATATTTGTTTGCTTCCGCAGATTTGCCAGAATGGGATGTATATAGAGAATTTGCTAAGGAAGAATGCTAGATGACAACAACTGCTACAACAGCCTTTAACCTAGACATCACAGACCTCATAGAAGAGGCTTATGAACGTGCTGGGTTAGAGGTACGCTCAGGTTATGATATGCGCACTGCTAGGAGATCATTAAATCTTCTAACAATTGAGTGGGCTAATCGTGGTATTAACCTATGGACAGTTGAGCAAGGATCTATACCATTACTTACAAATGTAGGCACATATAACTTACCTGTCGATACAATTGACTTACTTGAACATGTTATACGCACAGGTACAGGTACATCGCAGGTTGACATCAGTATAAGTCGGATAAGTGTTAGTAACTATGCAACACTGCCTAATAAGAACTCACAAGGTCGGCCTATTCAGTTATATATCAATAGGCAAAGCGGAGCAACCTCCCCAACAGGAGTAGTCTATCCTACGATAACTGTGTACCCTTTACCATCTAATGACTCATATACATTACAGTATTGGCGTTTAAGACGTATTAAAGATGCAGGGAATGGTGTAGAGACAGTGGATATTCCATTTAGATTCCTCCCTGCCTTAGTCGCAGGGCTAGCTTATTATGTGTCTGTGAAGCGTCCAGAATCCACTGATAGAGTGCAAATGCTAAAGATGATGTATGACGAGTCATTCCAGATGGCTATTGATGAGGATAGAGAAAAGGCAAGCATCCGTGCAGTGCCACGACAGATGTTTATTGGGTAGGACATGGCTAGTAAGTTCTCCTCAGGCAAAAATGCTATTGCCCAATGTGACAGGTGTGGGTTTAGGTTTAAGCTAACAAAGCTTAAAAGTATTGTAATTCGTACCAAGAGCATTAACATCTTGGTGTGTCCTGAGTGTTGGGAGCCGGATCAGCCGCAGAACTTACAGGGTATGTATCCTGTTAATGATCCACAAGCAGTGCGTAATCCTAGACCAGATACAATGACGTTTGATGGTAGTAGAGTGATACAATGGGGGTGGAATCCAGTAGGCTTGAGCGATCCTCATAACTACGAGCCCGATGCACTTAGAGCAGTAGGTGAAATAGGTCAGGTAACAGTTACTACATAGGAGTTAATCATGAGTATAGGCGGCGGAATCGAACGTAAAGGTAAGACTAAAGGCAAACAGTTAGGTATTGATGGTCCTGCAGTTAGCACCAAAAGCCAGTTTAAAAGTGGTAACAGCGTAGGTAAGAAGAACGCTGATATGAAGGCAGTTGGTCGTGGGATGGCTAAAATCCGTGCTCAGAAAGGAGGCTAACATGGCAATATACAGACAACCTAAAGAAGCCCCAGCTGCAGCACTTGATAAGAAAGATGTTGGGTATCCTAACAACATCCCTAAGACCAATACCAAGACAATGCGTGGTGCTGGTGCAGCTATCAAGGGTAAGGGCTTCAGCAAGAACAGCCAATAAGGTAGGTTATGAACTATACTGAACTGAATGCTAACATACAGTCGTTTTGTGAGAACTACGAGACTGACTTCGTAGCGGCTATTCCTACGTTTGTAAAACAAGCAGAACAGTATATATACAACACCGTTCAGCTACCGGCTATTAGAAAGAATCAGACAGCTAATGTAACATCAGGGAATCAATACCTATCACTACCCGATGACTATCTAGCAGCATTCTCATTGTCGGTTATTACTCCTATTACATTAGCCCAGTCCTTTCTACTACAGAAAGATGTAAACTTTATTAGAGAGTCATACCCAGCTCCCGGGTCAACAGGCACCCCTAAGCATTATGCGCAGTTTGATGCTAATACTTATATAATGGGGCCAACGCCTGATGCCAGTTATGGTGTTGAATTACATTATTACTTTTACCCACAGAGTATTGTAACTGCAGGTACATCATGGGTAGGGGATAACTTCGACTCTGTACTTCTGTATGGCGCATTAGTTGAGGCAGCTATATTCATGAAGGCAGAGGCAGACATTATTACGTTTTATAAAGCGCATTTTGACGCATCTATGGGCTCGTTGAAGGTGCTAGGCGATGGTAAAGATAGGCGCGATGCGTACCGTAGTGGGCAAGTTAGAGTTCCAGTTAATTAAAAAGGAGTATTAAAATGGCTATATCACAGGCAATGTGCAGTTCGTACAAAGAGCAACTCCTAGGAGCTGTTCATGACATGGATACTGACGTATTCAAAATTGCTCTCTATACCTCCTCAGCTACACTAAGTGCCGCTACTACCATATATTCAACTTCTGATGAGGTTGTTGCTACGGGGTACACAGCGGGTGGAAATACATTATCCGGTGCGGCTATTACCCTGTCAGGTACTACAGCGTTTGTAGATTTTAGCGATAGTACATGGACTACCGCTACTATAACTGCCCGTGGAGCATTGATATATAACTCTAGTAAAGCAAATAAATCAGTGGCAGTGCTTGATTTTGGTGGCGATAAATCTTCAACCGCTGGCGATTTCACCGTGATTATGCCTACTCCAGATGCTACCAATGCCCTGATACGTATTGCCTAAGGGGGTCTAAATGGCACTTGTCCTAGCGGATCGTGTATACGAGACTAGCACTACTGTAGGTACTGGAACCTTAACGCTTGCTGGAGCGTTGAATAGCTATCAGACATTCTCTGCAGCGATTGGTAATGGTAATACTTGTTACTACGCTCTAGCTGCCGTTGGTGGTACTGACTGGGAAGTGGGTATTGGCACTGTTGGTGCAGGTACATTAGCGCGGACAACAATCCTATCATCTAGTAATAGTAACCTCGTAGTTAACCTTCCAATAGGCACAGTAAATGTATTTGTTACCTACCCTTCAGAGAGGTCAGTCAATCTGGATGCATCAGGTAATGCAACTGCATTGGGTACTCCAGCGGCCTTTACAGGTACAAACATTAGCGGGACAGCATCGGGGTTAACAGCAGGAGCCGCAACAGTATTAGCTACGGCAAGGAACATAGCCGGTGTGTCTTTTAATGGCTCGGCAAGTATTAATATCCCCTTGTCTAACTTGTCAGACGTAACATTCGGCACACCAGCAGTTAATGAGTTGCTTGGGTATAACGGCACAGCTTGGGTTAATGTCCCGCCAAACTCAGCATCAGCGGGAACAGGGGTTGTGTTTTATAACGCCACTCCAGTCATAACTGCGGCAGGGGCTAACAACGATGTAGCCATTCTTACCTTTGCATCCATCCCAGTAACAACGGCAGAGCAGGTCATTACAGGCACAGCAGTTAGTAACACGGTGCTTTTCTCTGCTTTTGTCACTGTTGCGCTGAATAGACTTCTATTTGATGCCGGGGTATATGACTTTACAATATGGGCTGGTGTAGACAGCATTTCTGGCGGCTCTGTTACAACCATTACTAGGCAGATATATACAGCTACTCCTTTTGTAGTTGGCACTGTAACTACCACGGGAACAGGATCAAGTCGCACAGCTACAGCATCATCAGGAACGCCATTTGCTACTTCGGTGATAGATGCTTCAGCTACAAATACAGACGCATCATATTTACAGACCCCACAAGGTCTGTATCAGAT